TTAGCACCGTCTATCAGCAGGCCCTCATCGATGCCCAGAAGATCCTCGGCGGCATCCCGACCTTCACCCTCACCATTGGCTCTGAGACACTGACCGCGCACCTCCTCGCTTACCACTATGAGGAGGTGAGTGAGAAGATGGGTTACTTGGCCATCTGGCTCGACAATCGTGGCGATAGATTCGACGACTTGGCCAACGACTACCCGACGCTGACCCGTGGCGCGGTGGTCACGCTGACGCGCGGTTTGGTTGGGGCCACGGCGGGGCAGGCCTTGCCGCGTTGCTGGGTGGAAAGCCTGGAATACACCGAGGATGGCACTTTGCTTCTGACCTGCATCGATTTCTGGGGCCGCCTCGAAGCCTGGCGCTACGCCAGCAACACCGAGTTCAGCAGCCAGACCCACAGCGCCATTGCCGCTTCGGTCCTGGGCGAAGTCGGCCTGACGCTAGCTAGCGGTAGCTTCGGTTATTCAACCAGCTTCATCGCCATCAAGTTTGATGATGGTGATATGGTTTTGCAGGAGCTGATGGCCGAGTGCCACGAGGCCCTCTACGCTGGTCTGGCCGGTGAGGTCCAATGGAAACAACTCGACACGGGCGAGGCGGCCACGTATACCTACGACTTCGCCAACGGCACGGCGGAGCATCCGCTGCTGCCGGAGAGTGTGGTCCTTGAGTCATCGCCACGGTTCAACAGTGTAGCGGTCCTCGGCGGCCCGGATCTGACCTACACCGGCACGGCTGAGGATGCGGCCGAGATTGCGCTGACCGGTCAGACGCGGCTCTTGAGCGTCGAAAACGGTACGCTTGCCTCGAACGCGCAATGTGTGGAGCAGGCTGAGGCTATGCTGGATCACGAACAGGCCCAGGAGGTTTGCGCGATTCTCGTCGCCCGACCACATTTCACGCTGGAGCTTTATGACGTGGTCTCGGTGGCGGCTCCGCCCTGGGGCGGCCCCGCCGTCACCGGCCGCGTGATTGAGTTGGTTGAGGATTACGACATCCGCTATGATCCCCGCCGAATCGGGGAGATCACCTGGGAGCAGGAGCTCACGCTCGGCTCGGTCTTCGCCTTTGCCCTGGAGGCGGAGGGGGACAGCGGTCGCAAAAGCAAAGGGCGTCGGCGTGCGCGTAAGCGTAGCAGTCGCCGGCGTAGTAGTCGCCGGCGTAGCAGCAGCCAGAGCCGCAGTAGCAGCAGCGGGTCAACTGCGGAGCCAGGGCTGACGCCGATTGGCGGCATCATAATGTGGTCCGGGGCGTCGGTGCCGGCCGGCTGGGCGCTCTGCGACGGCTCTGGCGGTACACCGGATCTCCGGGATCGTTTCATCGTCGGCTCCGGGACTACCTACGCGATCGACGATACGGGCGGCGCGGCCAGCGTCGATATCCGGCATAGCCACGGTGACGGCTCGCTGGCTGCAGCCTCGGACAGCCACAGTCACGGTGACGGCTCGCTGGCGGCGGCCTCGGACAGCCACAGCCACGGCGATACATTTAGCTTAGGCGCATCTAATTCCAATCAGGAGACTGAGGTTGTCGGGGCGCCTACTGTCAATTTGGCACGATCCGGTCATGGTCACGCGGTTAATGGCTCGGTTTCCAGCGACAGCCACGGCCACGGCGTCACCGGCTCCACGGCCAGCGACAGCCACGGCCACGGCGTCACCGGCTCCACGGCCAACGCATTGAGTACGACGCAGGATATTTTGCCGCCGTACTATAGCCTGGCGTTCATTATGCGGATTGTATAACGCTCAAACTTGTATTGCCGACTCGTTGGCGGCGGTGATCGGCCCCAAGGAAGAGGCGAAAAAAAGCCTCGGCACCACCAGCGGAAGCCCGGCCCCGACCGTAGGGAGGAGGCAACGCGCTGTAGCGCGGAGCTGCGAATGTGCAGAGCCTTGGCCTTGGCGTTGTCTCGTCTGGGTTCCAAAATCTGATTTTGAAATTTCAAAGCCGTTGGGGATCGCCCGCGCTTGGCTCCGAAAATAGACGCAAAAAAAAGCCCCCCGGCTCGTGGTGACGCCGGGGGGCTTTTGGGGGTTAGCGGTCTATTCGGCGATTTTGTCTAATGCTTTGTAGAAGGCGGCGTCAAAGTTAGCTTGATCCTCGTCTGTGATGTGATCATTCATCAGGCTGTCGCCGTAATTCACATTCCATCTCTGGGATTGTAAAATTTTAATGACCTGCAGAGCTTGCTCCCTGGTTGCTTCTGTTCCTAAGTTTTCTTCGTTAACATAAAGTTTAGGCACGTTCTTTCTCCTTTGCGTGAATTGAATTTGGTTTTACTTCTATTATATCAGCCAGTTGGAAAAATACCGTGAATCTGGCTGAAATTGCTCGAAATTTCCTCAATTCCTTTACTTTACAAAATAGTCTTTTTGTAAAATAGCGGGTATTAGAACGCCTGTTCGGGTGAATCGTGCTGAAACCGATTTACAGCGCGATTTGTGGGGAGTTAAGGGGTGATAGTACCGGGGTACTTGTGCAACCTGCACAAAGATGCTCCTGAGCCGGGCCGAAAAGCCGCTGATTTGAGGTAGGGTTGGGGCGGCTTTGCGGCTGGGGAGGGCTTAGAGGGGCGCTGGTGGGCTGCTATGTCCTTTAAGGCAAATCCAATCAATTTCACCCTCAGCCGTCAGCGGCCGCTCTACCGCAAACCCCTCGCAGACCGGACAAGCTATATCCAGATCGGCGTCACGGTAGAGGCCCCGGCCTGACCACCAACCGGCTTTCTTCACTAGCTCGGTGCGGTAGCGGGTGTCCCGATACTCTCTGACGTCTTCAGCGGCGTAGAGCGCCGCGTTGCCGACCATCTGTTTTTCCCATCCCTCGCGCTGGGCCAGACCCGCCACGCGCTGGCGGGTCATACTGAAGAGTGCGGCCACTTCTTGGGTGGTGTAATATCCTGGTATTGTAGTCATAGTCCCCTCAATCCATATATGGCGCGGGATCAATCCAATTTACTTCTAGCGTGATTTGTTCATCGCAGCCCTCGTAATCGTGATCTTCGTTGAACATATCATATCCGGCTTTAGCCAGAAAGTCCCAAGGGCTGGCAACCACTTGGTCGTGCTTAAAATTGGCATTGTTTGACCAGTAGGGTGTAGAGGCTCCAGGAGTTAGCCATAATCGCATCTCCTGCATGCTCATAGTATCACAGTGGCTCAACCATTCGGTTACTTGAATTTTTCTAGGCATTTCATTAGCTCCTTTTACTATACGGTTTCGATTGACAACATTCTACCATATATGGTTTCGATTGTCAACCCTATTGATTTGATCAAAAAAAGCCCCGGCTTCAGCCAGGGCCTGGCTCACTTCGTCTTTGCCCGCCGCGCCTGTACCCGCGCAATCATCGCCGCTCGATGCGCCAGGTAATAGCGCCGGTTCGCGGCGGCCTTGGCGCAGGCCACGGAGCAATATTTGATCTGCACCGCCGAGCCGGGCGGCGTGATCGCGCTGGCCCGGTCGGCGGGGTCGAAGTCGCGGGCGCATTTTTGGTTGGCGCAGATCATTAGATTGCTTTCAATTCGCCGGGATTAACCTCGATATGGTCTTGGCCTTCCATCTTCCCGTCGACTTTCACCTCATACGACAGCAACGGATCCTCGTAGACCTGGGTGATGACGCCGGTCACATTCAGGTTATGGGTTTTGGTTGTGCCGGGGGCAACCTCGGCATTTTGAAAGATGGTTCTGGTACGGGTGACGCTGGTAATTTTAACTCGTTGGCCTTTCGTAAACATTGTTCTTCTCCTTGTGAGTACTGAAATTTGGTTTGATTTGATTATATCATAGAGGGCACTGAAATCACGCAACAGTTCCGAAACTCCCCCAACCCCAGCCCACCGCGCACCCTGGCGCGGCGGCTGGGGGGGGGATTGCTTAGGCGGCTTCCTCGAGCGGGCGGGGAGTCTGCTCCGCCATTTCCCCGCCGCACGCCGCGCAAATTTCGCCATAGCCATCAAACCGCTGGCCGCAGCAATCGCAACGCGGGATCTCGAGCTTCAGCCGGATCACCCGGGCCACGCAGACAAAGCGGGCTTGGTAGTGTGCGCCCAGGACGCGGGCATGCTGGAGCGCGGCTTGCTGATCGGGTTGGTCGTTCTGGTCGAGTAGGCTGCCATTGTGGTCGATGTATACATAATCTTGGCACATTATTTTTATGTCTCCTTTCGCAGCCTGGCCGGGCCGTGTGACCCGGCCAGGGGGGGGTTATTCGTCCTGGGTGATGTCAACGGTAATGCTGCTGAGGTTCCAATGTTTAAAGCCTGTCGCCATGCCGATGAGCTGCTCGCGTTGTTCTGGCTCAAAGGTGGAATCTCGTTCAAATGTGATGCCCCACCATTGGCCACTGGGCCCGCTGACTTTTTCGGTAGTCAGCCTAACGCTAAACCGCATATGAGTCATTTTCCAAAACCCTTCAAGGGTCCGGGCCACTTTGGCCCGCGTCCGCATCAACGACAATACGCCTAACATTCCCGTCTCCAGGTCCAACAACAACAGGTCATACGTCAGCGCGCATCGCGGCTTAATCCGCTCTTGGCCGTCGTCCGTCCATTCGGCCAAAGGACAGCTGGCGCATGTACGAAGGTTGCTCGCATCGACCGCGCCAAACGGCGCTTTCTCTGGGTCGCGTTCTTCGGGATGGGCTAGATTGTGGCTCCGGCACTCCGGGCGATTGCTCTCGGTATATCGCTCTGGCCACATCACCCGCGATTTGCTCACCTTGATCAGAGCGACTTGAATGGCTTCGTTTTGGTCGCCGTAATCGTGAATGAATAGGCCATTGTCCTTATTGATTCGCCATCTGGGTAATTGAAAATCATCCAAATCACTATAGCCATTTTCTTGAATTGCGGTCTCTGCGGGTGCGGTGATTGCTTGTTCAGTCATTATTTTAATTCTCCTAAAGTATGTGATGGGGGCATTACGCCCCCTCGATTAATTACCAGTCGGTAGATGTGCGGGATAATTGATTTTGAATTTGCAGGGCCATCAGATAGGCCATGATGTGTTTACAGTCGATGCGGCCGGGGTATATCTCAGGCGCTCCAAAGCGAGGCCGATTCGGGTTACCCTCTGTCATTCTAGCCCGGCTTTCGCCGTTTCTCCAATCGTAGCAGGAGCACGCTAGATCATCGCGCCCATTCTCCCAAACGCTGTGGATTTCTCCGGATCCGCTCTGGCTGACGACTTGTGCCACGTCGGGCAGGTATGCGGGTGGGTCCAGATCGACCAGGCCATCACGGACGATGAAGCCGGCGCGGATCGCCCGGCTCTTGATCGCCTGCACATCGGGATGGAGCAGATAATCAGAAAATGTCTGCTTGACCATCTGCACCAGATCGGGCCGGTCGAACTCCAGGGCCAACAGGCTGGCCAGCTCCTTGGCGTTGCGGTCCTTGTAGCCATTGGCTGGGACGCGGGTGATCTCGGCGCCATTGGCCACGATAAAGGTTTTGTCTTTGCGGTCGTATTGGACGCTGCAAAGTTGGATAGGTTCATAATTGTACTCGGTCGGTATCTCTGCTATAATCATAAAAATTCCTTTCTGTGAGGTAAGGATTTGGTTTGGCCTCGCCCGTGCGATCAACACGGGCGGGGCTTTTTTTATGCTGATCGTTCGTAATTATAATTTCGTTTGTGTCTGATTGAAACGAGGTGGCCGTCACGTTTCACGGCATAGATATATTTTGATGCGTCTATGGTGGAAAAATGATAAGCTACTTCGTCCTGCTGCTGTGGTGATAGGTCATCGAAATGTCGTATTTGTTCTACTGGTAAGCCAAATAATCCCGCGTAGTGGTCCATCAATCCTCCTAGTTATGTAAAATTGGCTGCTCATTCTCCAGGCTCAGATTTACCTCAAGCCGGTGTTTCACCGTTGCCCGATGAGCGATTGAGTTTTTAAGGTGTTCGAGGTTTCCCTCCCCTTGTGGGCCAGGTAGATCCCTGGTCCCCAAGGGGAGAAAAAACTAACGGTGTTTCGCATCTGGGGAAATTCCCCAGATGGTGAAGGGTGCAAATGCCCTTACAACCTCATTGCGCGCTCCGCACTACGCCCGAACTGGGAGCGCCTTGGCAAACGCAACCAGCCTAAATTAAAGGTGAGGCTGCGCGCGCGGCGGCCCAGGCTCTAACGGGCCGCTCTCCTCCGCGCGGGACGGGCACGAAGCCCGCCCCGCCGAAACCAAGCCGGCTAAAAGAGCGACGGCTGGCAGGGCGACCAGGCCCACCCAGAGCCGGCCGGGACGCCGGGCCGCGCGGCAACCGGCACCCACGCACCACCAGGCCAAGCAGGCAGGAACGACGACGGCAAAGGAGCGCCGGGAGCCAGCACGGGAAAAACGGCGACAAACAGCCCAAGGCCAGCGGCCAGCGCCAACGACGACCACGAACCGGAGCCGCACGACGACCACGACGGCGACGGCGACAACCCCGCCGGGCAGGGCGAGGCGACCAGGCCCACGAAGGCGGCGGCTGGCCCGGAGGCGGCAACCGCGCGAACCAAGGCCACAGAGCGCCCGACCAGGCGCGCGCGCAGAGGGACGCCAGGCCCACCACCGGCCCACCAAGACACGGAAGCGCCAGAACGCCCGACCAGACAGACCGAACCAACGGCGGACAAAGAGCAGGCACCAGGAGCGCCAGACCCAACACCGGGAGCGCCAGACCCAGGCCCCCAAGCGGACCCAGACCCAAAGGCGGCGAACACGGACAACGAGGCCGGAGGAGCGGCAACAAGGACGGCCTGATCGGCGCCGACACAGCACCCAACGGCAACGCCGCGGCCGGAGACGGCGACGGCGGAAACAAGCCGGGCCGCCACAGCTCCCCCCCCGGCGGGGAGGGAGCGCGAACCACAAAACCCGACAAGGCTAACGGCCACGAAGCACCCCCCCCACACCGGCGACGGGGACAGAAACCGCGAACAGGCCAGACGGCCGGCGGCGGACAACGGCGCCACGACAACGGCGAGGCAACCGGCCAGACCAACGGCGCGAAAACGCAGAGGCGGCGGCCCACGACGCGAAACCGGCCACCAAGACGGCGCCCGAAACAGAGCGCGAGGAGGAACGAACGGCCCAACGAGAGGCGCCAGAACCAACGGCGGAACCGGCAACCCGGCGAGAAGACCAAACAGACGAAGAAAGAGCAACGGACACGAGACACCCCCACGAAAGAGAAAGCCGGGAACCGCCCGGCGCGGGCCGAAAAACCAAGCCAACTAAAACCAAACCAGGCCACCACGGCCGGCACGAGAGGACCAGGACGCGGCCACGCCAACGGACAAGGAAGCGGCGCAACCGAACACGCACACGCGAGGCGCGGCGGAAACGACCACGACCCACGAGCCCACGCCCGACGAACCAAGCGGGCCAACAAACCCGACGAGGGCGGACAGGCCCAACCAACGGGCCCAACGGACGGCCACGGCGGCGGAGGCCACGGAACCAGGGCCACGAAAAGACACGGAGGCCCAACCGGCCGGCGAGGCCGACACGGAAGCCACGCCGGCGACGGCGGGCGAACGAAGGAAAGAGAGGAGAGAGGACGGAACCAAGCCAAGACGAGCCACGAAGCACCCCCACGAGAGAGAGACCGGGCGGAGGGACAACCCCGCCACCCACCAACACTAACAGTATACAACGCGAACATTAACGTCACATTAAAATATCGTAAAGAAAAACGACACCGGAAGCCCGCCCCCCACGCCCCAAGGGCGGAGGGCAACACACACCGAGGCAGCGAGCAGGAGCAACGGCACGCCACAAGCAACAACGCAAACGGCACGCGGCAACGGACGACGCGGAGCGCACCCCGCCACGACCAGACGGCGGCCAGGGGGCAGAGGCCAGCCAGCCAGCCAGCCAGCCAGCCAGCCGACCACCACGCTTTTTGGTTCCTTGGGTGGGATGCCGGGGCGGAGGGGCGGCATAAATAAGAGGTGTCCTTAGTTGTTTGGGAAAGGAGCTGCACCGGGAAGCCAGCCGCTGCTTCAAAGATTTTTTAAAAAAGGGGGGGGAGGGCGGCGGACAGGCGAGGAGGAGGAAGGAGGGCGGGGCAGAATTGAAAGTGAATTTGTTATTTGAAAGTGAGTTTGAATAGCAAGTTAGCGCCCCGACCCCGACCCCGACTCGCCTGGGCGATACGACCCGATGGGGGTACTCCCCCTAGCCGCCTGTAGTTTAGGCGGCGTTCGGGCGCAGCGAGGATGGCTGAATGGAAAGTGAGTTTGCTGACGGGACTCTCTTTAATAAAAAGTGACTTTGTGCGCCCGGCGGCCTGCAGTTTAGGCCGCTTTTATTTTGAATAGTTTGCCTTGCGATTCATTTGTTTTTAACAGACGGCTTGCGGAAAAAGTGAACTCCTGCTAAAGGGGGTTGATTTAAAGTCCGGCTTCCCCTTCGCCCTATATGGTGCATCGCCCTGCGCAAAGCGTTCCCACCCAGCCACAAGAGCAGAGAGCCTTTGCTCCGGAGCAAATAGCCCCAAACCGCAGCCTCCTAAATTTCCCCAAAAAAAAAGGCCCCAACCCCCGCAAGGGCTGAGGCCTGGGACCGTAACGCCTGGCTTATCCATCTTCCCGCGCCTGGTTGTACGCATCGAGCGCCGCCGCATGCGCCGTTCGCAGCTGCTCCTCGATTTCCGTGCCTCGATGCACAGCTGCCAACGTACTCAGCGCCAGCTCAATCTCGCCAAGTTTATCGGCCAAGCTGACATTCTTTTGGTTCTTCAGCGCGAACATTGCTCGCAGTCTATCGCGGTCAATGCGCCAAGCTTTGCCACTGGCTTTGAAGGCGGGAAGTTCACCTCGGCGGCATTTTTCGGTGATAGTGTTCAGGCGGTCGATTCTCAGTAGCTCGGCGGTTTCCGTGGCGGTTAACACTGGCGGATAGTCGTTCCAAGTTTTCATTGTTTTCTCCTGTTACACTCGTAAATTCAATTAACCACATAATAAACCGCCAACATTAAAATAACATTAAAATCGGCGTTTTTGGTGGTTATCGCCGTTAGTGATTTTTTCCGCGATTCAATATCGGCGGATTGGGTTTTTGCTTTTGAAATTTCAAACGTGAATCAAAAAGCCCCGTCTCACGACGGGGCCTTTTCTTTGCTTATTTCTTCTTCGGCGGCCGCTTCTCTTTCGGACAATAGCCGCCGATCGTGCGGCCGTCGATGCTCTTAATCTCCCAATACGGCGGCCGCCAACGATAGCCAATAGATTCAATCCAGGCGTACAGATCGGCGCGTTTCATTCGCTCGGCGGCCAGAACGTGGTCGATCATAAAGTGCTGGTAACGCCCGGTACGTTCTGATTTGAGGCTGGCATAGAGTTCTATGGCAGCCCTGGCCTTTTTGGTCAAGCGCTCGCGGGGATTTATTGGCATCGTTCCTCCTTGGTTAGCCCCGCCTCAGCGACGGGGCTTTCTTTGCGTCGCAACGATTACGGCGCTATCATGCTAGGTGTTCATTGCGTCTCTGCGTGGTGAATATCTGGAGTCTCGCCCTGGTCGGCGAGGCTCCTTTTTAGCTTGGCTAACAGCGATTTTTCTGTGTCCAGGATTTTCTGATGTTCGATGATTTTGGCTGTTAGATCTAGAATTAAGTACTTGCATTCCTCCTCTGTGATGATGATTTTATTATCGAATAACGTAGCTGTGGTCATAAGGCTCCTCCATAAACTTGACGTTGGCCACGTAGCCGATGTTGGATCTGCTTTGATGACTGAGCAGCGGCCGCGAGCTTGGCGCGTCGGGCCGGGCGTCGCCGATGATGGCTCGAACAAGCCGGGCCTGGCCGGGGTGATCGGCGGTGGGCGGGGCGATGATTTGGATGTCGCCTTGCTCCAGCATTTCGGGCCATAAGATTTGGATGTAAAGGTTAGTGTTAGTGCTCATTGGTTTGTTCCTCCTTGGGTTTAAATAGCCGCTCATATTCCGTTTGCCAGGTGGCCAGCAGTTTCTCCTCAATGCCAAAAAAGATTAAGGGGACGCCGGCTGCGTCGCCTGGATTGGTGGTTATCGCTGCTGTTGTCTCGGCGGCGATAACCATTACTTTACAGATGCCATCGCGCACGAATTCGTCTAGGTTCATCGTGGGCGCTTGGGCTTTTTGTAATGCTATCACGATTTGCGTGGCTAACTCTAGATCGCGCTGAATTCGGGTTTCCAGTTCGTGGCAGCGGTCACAGAGTGTGCCTAGCATCGTGGTTTCCTTGTTGCAGAGATGGCATTTAATGACTTCTTGGCCTAAGTGGTCTGTCTTCATTTTGTGGGTTTCTCCCCCGGCAACTGCGTCGCCGCCACTGCCAACACAATCTCCCGGCATAGCCGTGCGTCCACAGCCGCTCGATGGAGGTCGCAGCCCACGACGCCAAAATTAAGTGATGCCTCGCCGAGCGCTGTCTTCTTGCCGTGGAATTCGGTGTATAGCCGCATTACGCAGCCGGCGTTGATGTACGGCAGTCTGGCTCGATGCGCGGTTGCTGATTGGCGCAGCATACGCAGGTCGAAGGTGGCGTTGTAGATGAGGACAAGGCGGCCTTTGGTCAGCTTGGTCAAGTTGATTAGCACCTCGCCGAAGCTTGGCGCGTCTATGACATCCTCATCTCTGATGTGGTGGATCTCGCTGGCTATCTGCGAAATCGGCGCCGTTGGCCGGATCAGCGTCTCAATCAATGCTGTGTTGTCGTGGTCAATCAGTGCTAGATCAATGATTCCATCGGTGGAGCTCAAGCCGGTGGTCTCGGTGTCCAAGAACAATGGACTTTGTTCAAGCCAGGCGCGGGCTTGGCGGACGGCGTAGAATGTGTTTTGGTTCATTTCAAGCACCCCCATCGTTCTGACTTCATCTCCCACCCGAGCGTCTCTTTGTTTTCTGCCTGACTGGCCAGGTCATCAAACTCTGGTGCGCGCCTAGCCCTGAAGTCTGTGTATTTCACATCGAATCCACATTCTTTTGCTGCTATAGCTAAATCGCTTATGGCCTGGCCTCGCGTCTTGGCGGCGACTATGGTACTGTTGTGGTCTCCCTAAGTTTTGATGGATACGTTGAAGGCAATCATATCATCATCGCCTTCCCCAGTTCGGCCAGCAACTTCGGCTCCCCCGCCAACACTTCGACGATCGGCGGGCCGGGGTCGATGAGGTCTAGGCCCTGCTGGCTCAGGACCGAAAACGGCCCCACGCCGAAGTGGACGCAGAGGTCGTAGATCGTACAGGTTTGATCGAGGTCAAGCGGCGCCTCTTGCTCGGTCTCGATGGTGGTCACGGTGTTGCGCAGTTGTTCGGTGACGCCGGCGAGTTGTGCAGCGGTTAGGTGTTCGGTTTGTTCGGTCATAAGGTTTTGCTCCTCTTGTTTATGATATATGATATTTGTACTCCATTGTTTCAATCCAGGTCTGAAGGGTTTTCAGGTCTTCATCCGGGACTTTCCAGGCAATCTCTCTCAGTCGCCTGCTAAAGTCTGTCCGTGGGGACAGACCTTTGGGGGGTTCGTTGTTTTCGCTGGCCGCCGCTATCATTGCCGCGCCTAATTCTTGTAGGCACTGTGGGCAGATGTGTTGTGTGTATTGCTTGACCCAGACCTCCGGCTCGTAAAAGTCGCGGGCGGTGCAAGCGTCGCAACGGTCGGGGTCGGGGGTGGGTTCCTCTGGGGCTTCGGCCTGGTCCCCTGTCGGCATCTCCGCAATGGGTTGCGCGGATGCCGTCCGGGGTGCCATTCGTTCTTTGTGGAATGCGGCCATAGTATTCCAACTTTGCTTACAGTGGTGGCAAAGGACCGAATCTTCGATTGGCTTGATTTCGATCTTCATTTCGTTGCACTTGGGGCAGGGGACGCGGGCGAAGATGGGTTGGTTGGCGGGGGGAGCGGCTTGGGTCTCGGCGTCGCGGTCGGCCTCGGCGGTCTCCTGCGTTTCAAACGATCCACTGCGCCAAAGCCTATCCATGTCCGCTAGGAACTCGTTTTCGGTTGGCCAGCCTTTCTTGCACTTCTTGCAATCGAGGCGGGCGCTTTTACCGTAAAAGACTTTGCCGCTGCACTGTGGGCACGGCTTGGCGTGGGAGATTGGGGTGATGTTTTCGCGGGTGGTCTGGTAGGCGTCTTTCTCGCGTTCAAAGGCGACTACGGAAGTCCACTCGTCGCCACAGGTCGTGCAGTGGATGGAGTTGCTGTCAATGGCCTCAATGGTCTGCTCGTCGCAGTTGATGCAGATCAGTGCAGAGATGAGGTCTTCGCGCTCTTGCTGCCATTGGCGCTGCTTTATCTGGTCCAGCACGTTATTGCAGGCCTGTATTACATCGCGTTTCCGTCGCGGGCCGGGTAGGATGTCGTCGTTGACCAGTCCCTGTAGGCGTACCGGTCCTTTAACTGTTTTGTTTTTGATGTCGCCCAGAACCTCTATATGTACTTTTGGGGCTTTGTACCATTTGCCATCGAGCCAGGCCCGGACGCCCTTCTCGAGCTGGGGGATGGTGGCATACTCCGGCTCCGCCTTGGCCGCTTTCATCTGCTCTAACATTGCGAGGCACGTTGTCCAAACGTTGGCCTCAATGTATACTAGTGGCATAGCCTTGAGTATGCTTCCATAGTAGCGTTGGCCATCCTCGTTTTTTCGGGCAATGTCGGCCAGGATTTCCAGGTGTAATTCTGGCGGGCGGTCCTTCAGCCAAGCTTGGATTGACTGTTCGATGTCTGCCTTACTCATATATTCAGGCTCTTCCCTGGCCGCCTGCGTAAACGTCTTCCCGTTCCTTGTGACGGTTCGCTCGTCCATCTGGGGAATTTCCCCAGATGCAACGAGGTCTGCCCGGAGTTTGCCCACCGTCTTGTGATCGACGTTACAGTGCTTTCCGATTTCCCGGTCGCTGAGGTGTGGCCGGGTGAGTAGCGCATTTTTGGTCACGCGCTGCTTGTCGGCGCGGCTGCGTCGCAGGCCGTGTTTGGTGTTGGCGCTGAAGCTGAGCCACTCCGCGTCGGCCCTGGAGCCGTTTTTGAAGCTGATATGTAGGCCTACATCGGCTTTTTGCATTGCCTCGATACGGTGAGCGCCATTGTAGACATAATAGTGATTTTCGTCGTGATCGTAAATGGCCTCGGCCGGATCGAAGCTTGTGCCGCGTTTCATCTCGGCGGCGTACTCGTCTACGAGATCATAGTTCATTTCGGCGCGGGATTGGATCACGGTTAGGTTATGTTTTAGGTCACTATAGAGTTTCATTAACATCGTTCCTCCTTGTTCATTTTGCAAATCTTGGTTTATGTGGGTCAAGCGCTGCTCATCAAATACGCCAGCAATTTTGTTGGCCCGATCTCGCCTTCGAGCGTGGATCGTAATGCGGTGTGGATGGCATTCACACGAAGCGGGTAGGCATCAGGGGCGAGCTCGGCTAGTTCGTCTAGGCATTCAACCAGGACTTCGAGGCGACTGCCTGGATATTTGATGTGAGGGCGGTGGGGGTGGTAGCGGGGGCGGGTTTCGGTCATAGCAATAGTCCTATCTGAGTGCTGGTCATTGTTACGTCGTTGGCCAGCACTGGCATTCCGAGTTTGTCTAAATTTTCCTCGACAAACTCGGTTGAGTATCCAAACTTTGTGGCGGTGTGGGCTATTAGGCGTTGGCGCTGATCAGCGGTGATGGCGTTGAGATCAACCTCGTAGACGAGGGCATTCGGGGCGCCGGGTAAGGTATCGTAGTGTGGGATGGGTGCCTTGATGGGCAGGGTATCTGTTCCGAAAATGGCTCGCCATTCCGTTCGACGTCCTTCGTGGTGGATGGTGATGGTATGGGGATTGTTTTTGCTCACTGAGCCACCCCCTTCAGGCGCCTGGTCCCTTCGAGTGCTTTTAGGTCAAAGAAAGCTGGGTATCCGCTGTCCCACATCCGCTCTGCTTCGGAGCAGATCTTGGTCTTTAGCCAATCGTAGCCGATGTCATCAATGATGTCCTTTGCGAGAAGTTCAGCCTCTCGTAGGGTTTCTGCTTCGATAGGTGTGGTGAGGTATTCTGTTATTGCCTTGCCGGAGTAGTTTCTAGCTATGCGGCCGTTGGGTCGACAGTCGAATACTTTTGCTATTATGTAAAACGTGTGCTTCATAGAATCGATTCCTTTCTTCATTATAATAAGCTTATATCTTTATTCTTTTATATTAGCTATGTCCGGGACATAAGCCCGATGTGTCCCGGACATAAGCCCGATGTGTCCGGGACATAAGCGAATTTTTAGCTCCTTATGTCCCGGACATAAGTGACTCGTGGTTCCTTATGTCCGGGACATAAGCGATGTGTCCCGGACACAAGGCAATTATTCAGGCTCAATTAGGCTTCCAAAGTCCAACTGCTCCCACTCCTCATAGTCAATCGAGCATTTCCACAGCCACTCTTTGTGGCGCTGCTGTAGCGCCGGTGTCAGTTCCTCGACCTGGCGCGGCGTGAGCAATGGAAGATTGTCCAGCACGCGGAAATAATACTGCGTCTTGCGGCCCTTGCCCTCGGTCCTGACGTGGATGATCCTGGCCTTGGCCAAGATTTCCAGCGCCCCCACCTGCGGCTTGCGGTCGACGCGCTCATTGCGCCCTGTCAGCCGGTGGCGGTTGCCGTTGGCGCAGATGTCGGCCAGTAGCTCAATCGTCGGCCAGCCCTCGGTCTCGAAATTCCAGGCGAAGGCGCGGAGGGTGACCCACACTTGGAAGCTGAAGCCGAGCAACGGCTGCCAAAACACCAGCGTGTAGCGTTGCGTGATGACGTGGCCCCAATGCGCTGGATCAAACGAGATCAATTCCACGCTAAACTCCCCCGGCCCCGGCTCCGGCCTGGCGCGTGGCTCCGGCTCCGGCTCCGGGCCGCCGCCGACTTCATAGCGGATATCGAGCTCTTGGCCGGTGACGCCCGCCAGGGCGCGACTGATCGGCTTGCGGAGATTGTTCTCCAGCCAGCCGATGGCGTAGTTGTTCTTGACGTGGATGGTCAGGCTGCCGTCGTCGTTCACGGTGGCCGTGGTGTTGGCCAGCCAGGTGTCAAAAGTCGCTTTGGTGGTGGTGGTGCGCAAAATCTCGAGTGCGTCGGGCCAGGGGTTAGGGTTGGGGTCAGGGTTGGTCATAGATCGGACCTCTTCGGCCAATGAATTGTTTGAATTGTGTGCAGGGTTGTGCTACAATGCTCATATCATTGTTTTTAACAAATGGCTCTTAGCACGTCGGATTAGAATAGTAAGAGTCATTTGTGTTGCTTGGGGGGACAAAACCACGGGGGGTGGTGAGGGGGGAAATGAAATAGGCAAAGCCGCGCTCAGCGCGTTTGCATACGGGTTAAGCCCCGGTGATGGCCCGGTGGGGGAAAGGTTAGCCGCCAATTCCACCGGGCCGTAGATTTTTAAACGAAAAACTCGCCGTTTTCAGGTACAGACAAAAATCAGGCTACGAGTAGCCCGGTTTCTTGCTTGCGATGTGAAAACAGCGAGACTATCTCCTGTATACAGGAGCCGCATTGCTGCGGAGTGCGATACGCACAGTCGACCCGCGCAGGCGCGGGGCTGTTTGTGATGAGTGGTGCAATGTATAATCATTATAAATTTATTCTCGGCTCTGGTCAACTTTCCGAATGGAGTGGAGAACGAACGCCTGAATATATTGCCGGCCGTTCTCCGCCCGGATTTCATATTGGTCAATGATGATCCGGTTCCCGCGATTTAGGCCGAGTGTGGCCCAGTACGCTTTGGCCACCCGGACCTGCAGCACCTCGCCGCGCACCGTCTCCAGGCGGATGGCGATGTAGCCGCCGCGTTCGATGTGGCGGGTGATGAGGCCCTGGGGCTTGTGCGGCTCGGTTTGTCGCTCCTGCTGGCTGCGGTGGTAGTAGATGCCCGCCGCCGCCACCAGATACAAAATGATCGTTTCATCTGCCCCCAGCCGGGCCTGGCTGACCAATAAGATCAGGCTATTGCCGGCGGCGGTGATCAGGATCATCTGCCGGCCGAGCGTGTGGCCGGCCATTAGCAACACGATGGCCGAGAAAACGACCAGGTTGTCGCTGTACAGATGCAGGTCGCCTCGCGAATAATTTGCGATGGCCGACAGGTGGAAATTGGCGCTGAGGACAACGCACAGCGACACCGCCGCTATCGTCTCGTGCCCGCGCCTGGCCAGCGCGTAGCACAGCGCCACGGCCAACGTGCTGAGGCCGATGCGCTGCAGCGCCACTGGCGACGCAGTCACCAGGCCCATGATCACCAGGTGCGCGGCCAGCCAGCCGAGCGCCCAGTGGCCGGTCGGCGTGTGGTCACTCCAAAAGGTTCTTAGTTTCTCCATTCGGTTATTAAGGATCCTCTCTTTGTTTCTTACGTTCACAGCGCGCTACTACTACGGCGATAGATCGCCGTTTCAGGGCCTGTAGGGCCTATGTAGTAGTAGTAGCGGTTTCTGCGGCTTCTAGGGCTGCTTTGATTTTGTAGAAAATGGCTCCTTCGTTCGAGTTGTAGCCGAACGATTGGGCTATTTCTGTTTTTGTCTTGCCGTCATTATACATTGATCTGATTTGTTCGGCCTGGTCGGGGTCGTAGGCGTTGGTACTGGTTGGCTCCGGTTCCTCCGGTTCATCGGGCAACGATAGCAAATCTTCGGCGGCCGGTGGCGCTGGCTGGACGAAGAAGGGGCCGGGCGGGATATAATGGATATCCTCTTTCCCTTCGCCGAAATCGACTAGGGCGTAGTAGTTCCCCTTGACGTGCTTTAGATAGGCAATGGCGTCGAAGCACTCTCTTAGATCCCCCATTCCCTCGAAGCCTGTGGCCTTGACCCGGTCGCTATGGATGCCCCACAAACACGACATTTCAACTTTTCTGCCCTCCGTCAGCATTGGAAATGAATATGTCTGCGACTTGTAACCTAGCTCCTTCAGGTAGCCGGGCAACAAGGTAAACTCGTCGATAATGGTGCAGATCGGCGTAAAATTCTTGTGGCCTTGGGTGCGTCGCTGGTGGCGTTTGTCCATTTTGTTGATCAGGGCGATCATAGCGTCTTTGATCTTGCTGTACTTCCGGCCAGCGCCAATTACTTGACTGAACCATTGCCCTGGTTCGGCGTGGCTGTCCAGTACAATGACTGGCCCTTTCTGGATGCGTTCGGCCTCGAACCACTGCAGGAGCGTAGTTTTACCTGAACCTTTGCCACCGACAATCAAAATATTATCGCAGTCTGCCAGCGCCGGCAACAACGGCAACGTCTCGGCCGGCGCAATCTCCTGCACCAACGCCGGTGTGCTCTGCGATCGCGGCCCGTGCCACGCGGCCCAGGCTTTGATCTGCTCTGGCGTCGCCGGGATTTGAACGCCGTTGACCTGGCCGGATAGTTGGAGATGCGCGGCGGTGAACCGCCGTGTACTATCGCCGTCGCTGATCAACACTTGTTCATCGCGTTTGGCGGTGACGATGAACAGGTCTGCTTCCCGCTCGGCCTTCCGGGCTGACGCTTTTAGCTGCCGGCTTTCGGTCAGCATTCGGGTCTCGGTCAGCTTTATTTGGTCGACAATGGCGATTTGCTGAGCGTTAGCTTCAGCCTGGCTAAGACGGTGATCGCTGCGGACACGACTAAGGCCATAACCCACGCGCACGATGACGGCCACTGTCCAGGCCGCCGCGCTCAGGATGGCGGCGGCCGCGTAGACGGCGGCGATGATAACGCCGTAGCGTGTCAGTGCGTCCCAGGCGGCCAGGAGGCCAATGAGGGCGATGAGGGCTAGGACGATGAGGAGGATGGTGTTGGCTTTGATTGGCGTTGGTTTGGTTATCTCATCCATTCGATTCCCTTTGATACTCGAAATGGCAAGGATCATTATTGCAGGAATAATGACCTTCCTCTATTTCTTCAATGGAGCCGGTCCAACATAGTGGACAATTGCCGCCTGGTTCAATGGTGGTGGCTTTGTAGCTCCAGCCGTTCTTGACGACGGTTGTGGCCAGGCCCCGATTTACCAGAGACATCAACGTATTTTTCATCCAACGTCCGCCTGTTTTTCTCAGTGCGTAGTTCCCGGCTAGGTCTACGTAGTTGCCGGCTTCTAGCCACTCTAACATCTCCTGCTGTGTGGGTGATAGTTTCTCAGGCATAGACTACTTCCTCTCTTCTTATATGTAGATGACGCCGCCATCTCGTAATTGCTCAAGCAAAGCGGGCTCATCTCTCAGGAAAATAGACTCATCCTCAAAATATGCTCCGAGCGCACCGCCGCCTTTTCTGAGTTTTAAAGCTCGGCTGGTCTTCTTCTGTCGGGCAAGGATTAGGATGACTTGATCGTTTATTTTCAAATATCCTATTGTTTGCAAATTAGGCACAGGCCACCCCCGCCAGCCGATCCTCTACAATCACCCGCCCCACCTCATAAGCCAGGTCGTCTACGATCACCCCCAGCGCCACCCGGCCCGCCGTGGCCACTACGCGAATCGCGCCGGCCACTGCCTCGGTGGTGGTCAGCAACGACGCGGCCACTGCGTGCATCGCGTACTCGATGCGCATCGCGGTGAATAGCAGCGCAACCAGCAGGCCCCAGACCGCCCGGGCCAGGCGGAGGGGCCAGGGGCGGTGGGGGCGCCATTGGCCGGTGGGGAGGTCGATGACGGTGATTTCGTAGAAGAGCTTCTTCATAGCCAGTCCGGTTGTTTCAGCCTTTCAATCGGTGCGGAAAGGTTGCGCTAAAGTTGTTTTGATAATTAATTCGAATGTGAAACGATCAAAATGATTTAGTCTGAGCAAGTTGATATTATCCAGCACGTCCTCAATAAAAAGCTCTCCGTCTCTGTACCATTCAGCCAGGTCGGGGTTATTATAGCGATTCCCCAACGACAAAATGTGATCCGAAAATTTCCGCATTGTGCCAACGAACGAACGCGGATAGAGCAGTGATGGGCAGTTAATGGGAACTGGCAAAACTGGGTCCCCTTGGAGGATGGGAGAAAAAGCGACCGCCAATACGCCGCCACTACTACGGCGACGGATTACGCTGAAATCCTGAATAGGTCTGCCGACTAATTGAGATAATAGGGGGGGCACTAGGGTGTCTATTTCCATCATCCCGGCGACGCCATCACGTTGGATCACCGCTATAGCCCCTTGTTGGGGCTTGTAAATAAACTGTAAATCATCAATAGTTATGTGTTTGGTTTGTAATTTGTTCATCGTGATCTTCTTAGACATTTGCTATGCTCCTTTATTAAACTGATATATAATTGTTGAACCACCTGTTTTTTTGCTATGCTCTCAGTCAGGTGGTTGGCTCAGGCGCCCTAACGCCTGAGCCGTTTTTATTTTGACCGCCTGGTGGCGGGTGGCGCCTCTCTTTGTAAATCTTCCAGGCCATTGTCTTTACTCGAACGAGCCCTGACTTCGAGGGCCAGCGTTTGGCGATGGCGGTATTCACCTTGCGCCAGTCGGCGTCAGGGATTTTGTTAAATGCGGCTTGGTACATCTCCGCGATGTCACGCTGTTTGTTCTCTTTGTCTGCGATTGCTGCGATCAGTTTCGTGGTTATTATTGCGCCACCCCGCTAGGTTTTAACTCGAGTGCTACAACGTACCCATTGGCGTTGCACGGTTGGTAATACGTGCAACTGAGGTAGATATCCTCTCCGCAATTACGGCAATCGATAACGGTTTCTAGTTCGCTGATCTCGGTGCATCCTCGTTCGCACTCGTGAGTAAGTTCGTGGGTGTGGGGGGTGAGGATGGTCCACTCGTCTTCGGTATCCTCGAAATAATAGTCTATCGCTGCGTTGCAGTGTGGGCATTCAGGATCATTCATTGCGTCACTCCGTTCGTCTCCGCTACGCCGTTAGTTGCGCCCGCGCTGATCTCCGGCCACAATTCGTTTTTCAATTTTCGTCCCAGGGTGCCACTTCGCTTTAGTTGTCGCCCCAACTCTGCCCCGGAAATATCCGAACCGTTGCGCCATACTTCGGTCAGAATGACGCGGGCCTGCTCGGTGGTGTCGGTGGTGGTGGTGGCTGGTGTTGCGTTGAGGCGTCGCTTCTGCGCCTTCAGCCGGGCAACCGCTTCGGTCAGGTCGGCTGTTTCGGTGCGTATTGTTTCGAGGTCGGCGGCGGCCGCTTCGGTTAGGTCGTGTGTTTCATCGCGCGTCTTTTCGAGTTCGATGGTGAGTTCGGCTAACTGTTCTCTGGCCGTTTTGATCTCTGCGCCAAGCCCGCGTTTCTCTTTCTGCTGTTGGAGTCGCTCGTTGCGTTTGCGTTGCCAGGCGCTGAGATCGCCGTTGATGGCGTTGCTGACGTAGGTCGCGGCGGCGATGATGACGAAGCCCGGATAGAGGATGATTAGGCTTTGCGTCCATATCTCGATGGAGAGCGCCAGCACCAGAACGACGATGAAGTAGACAGCCGCCATAGCGACGGTTAAGGTGAAGGGCGCAACAGGTTCGGTCTTCAGCCGGCTGCGGTTCCAGTTCCACGACTGGATCGCGACTTTTGAGCTAAACATCCCGATGAGCTCCACGGCTAACGCCGTACATAGCGCAATCCAGTACGGCGTCTGGGCTTTGGCCATCGCCGTATACACCGAGAACGCCGGCGGCAGCGGGGCCAGGATCGGGGCCAGGCGGGTCACGGTGTCGGTGAATATCCCCTCCATCATTCCGACGAAGCCGGAGACGATGGTCCGCGTACCGTCGAAGAGGGTGAGGGCCTTGCTGGGGAAGGTCATTCGGCCCTCCCTTCGAGCCGCTCTCTCTCGCTCACTGGTCCATTTGTATGCGAGATCATCACCGATAGACGCAGATTGGCGATGAATGGCCCGCTGATCTTGGCGATGGCCAAGACGGCCGCCTCTCTGGCGTCTGCGGCCTCGAGGACAATATCTTGTGTCTCATCTTGCTGGTCGTCGTCGGCGACGATGCGATAGCGAGATATGACACGAAAGAAAATTTTTGGTAAACTAGGGGTAGCTTGCATTGCTGTACCTCCGGATACAGTGTGTGGGTCAGGGGCGCGATGGCGGTGTCAACGCCGTCGCGTCCTGCTTAGGTTGTTAGTTGTCGTTCAGGTCGTTCTTCTTCTGGACTTCGCGCCGATACTGCTTGACGGAATCGACGTCAACGGCGAAGGTTGGCCCGATCTTCCTGGCCAATAACTTATCTTCGTGGATCAGTCGTAAGATCCATTGACGCGAGACTTCAAGTATTTCGGCGGCTTCGGTGGTGCTGATGATGTCACTCATAGAACTCTCTTACTAGACACTGTGATTAGTTGTCACCAATTATACTTGTCACTGCGTATGCTGTCAAATCCCGATTCTTTTTTTGCGAGGCCAAATGCACCGCCGCAAATTCGTCTACGATCTAATCAGAGCCACGCTCCGATTCACTGATTACCTCTGGTTCCATCACTGGCGCTATGTGCTGCTGGGGATGGCGGGGGTGGCGGGGGTGGTGTGGTGGCGGGCTGTCTCTGTGCTATAATCTCTCTATGAAAAAACTACGCGAGCTGCTTTACTATTTAATTGCCGTCACCGCCGTAAGCTATTTCTGGTATTTGCCCCTGGCCAACCCAGAGTTTACGCAGGCGCAGCTGCTCGCTGCTTTCTGGTTTCATTATCTTCTGGGCTTCTTCGTTCTGGTCGCCGTGGTGCGCCTGATCCTCCGCGAGGAAAAGAAGCCCAGCTAATTGCTCGCCCCACCGTCCCGGCCCCGGCCTGGCCGCGCCGGCGGGGCTTCTCAACAAGTAATCCACTGATCCACGCTGCCCGCTTCGGCGGGCTTCTCTCCAACGCAATCCATAGCAGGCCGCGCCTTGGGCCGGGAGGCGTGGCTTTGAGGGGGAATTATGATTGACACAGATGTAGAAGTGCGAGCGGTATTTTTCAAACGCTGGCTGACCGTGAAGAAACTGAAGGAAATCTTGAGCCAGCTTGACGATGATGATCTCCTTATTCCGAATCGCGTGGGCAATTTGGCGGTGGTTCGCGGTGCGGAGCATATAGGGCAGATCGACTTCAATGCGGAGGAATTTGAAGATTTTGACGAGGAGTGAAATAGAACGCAGAAAACAAGAACTAGTTGCAGGAGGTGCTATTTTGACAAGCTGGTACAACGATATCAGGCCAGAGGATACGTGCCCGGAGTGTGATCGGGCGCAAGCTAATCAAGTACTCGGTGAGAATAACGAGGTTGAGCTTTATATTTGTAGGTGTGGGCACGAATGGTCGCCGCCGATGAAATGTATTGGTATTGATATGGGGGAGGTTGTTGTTTGTAATCCGACGTTGGATCCTGATCCTGATACTTTGGCGAGGATGCAACGCCAGATGCAGCGTTCAATGGATGCGATGGTGAGAGAGGCTTTGGGTCTAGGGTCAGGCACTTCGGCTGAATTTGACTTCTTCCTTCTTCGTGTTGACGCCTAACTTGCCTTCCCTCTAACTTACTGCTACACTAATTAGAACAACTGTTCGGGTGACGGTTGACCGCGGTCACTCGTTCGGTTGAGCATGGTTATCTCCTTGTTTACCTCTTTTGTTTGTTGTTGGTTTAGTGGCGATAAAGGCCCTCGCTCACCCAAGCGGGGGCCTTTATGCGTTTAAAGGATTTGTCTATGCCCTCTCAGTCTCACCTCAGTGCTTTGCTCATCGTGCTATGCCTGGCCGTCTATGTGTTAGCAATGGAGGCTTATAGTTATGTCGTCCAATATCGCTTCACGCCGTTGCTCTGCGACCACCAAAGCGGGTGACCCCTGCAAGGCTTGGGCTGTCCACGATAGCCACCTCTGCGCTGCGCATTCAGGGGTGGTCGGTGCTCCCCAGGGCAACCAGAACCGGCGTACTCACGGCTTTTACGTTGTGCCGGTTAAGATGGACGGCATTGGGGACGTGGCTGATGATCTGTTACGTAAGCAGCAGCAACTGTCAGGCTACATCGATGATCAGATGGCGGAGGGTTTAGATTCTGATGAGATGATCAAGCTGCTTTCGCTGCTGGCCCAAAATGCCTCGCGTCTGGGGCGACTGCTGCGGGATAAGCGGGCGCTTGACGGTGAATCGCCGGACGGGTTGCTTGAGGCCATAAGCAAGATATTCGATGAGGTGAATACCGAGGGATTGCTAGGGGTGAAGCTGTGAAACGGGGTGAGGCCAAGTTTAGGGAGTCGCTGCATCGGCTGCGTAAATCTCGTTGGTCGTGGCCGCCGCGGTTGACGCCGGCGCAATGGTTTCGGTTGGTAGTGCTGGTCTTGGGATTGCTGGCTGCACTGCTGGGCATTGAGGGCGAGGCGTTGCAGAGCCTGGTAGAGCTATTGGTGAAATGATGTGCTTGAGCGTTTCTTTACTTTGTTGGAGTATCTTCAGGAGCGGCATTTCGAGCCGCAAGGGAAGGCGCCTGAGTGCGTTGAGGACGCTTGGCTCTGGTATCGGATTGAGCGGCTGGAGAGAAGAATTAGATGGCTGTTCATGCTGGCTCTTGTTGTCCCGATTGTGGAAGCGATCTTATTGCTGCTGTACTTCATTGTGACGAGTGTCCCTATGTGACCGAGATGAAAGAGAAACTACGGCAAATTCTGTTTTCCATTGATCTCTTTTCGCGGCTGGTCATCCAGCTCCGGCTTCGTCGCTATCAGGTTGAGCCAACTGACGCGGTTATACAGTCGGTGTTGATGAATCGGGGCCTCGAATTTCTGTGGGTTTTCCCGCGTCAATCGGGGAAGGATGAAGCCGTAGCGCAGATGTTGGCCTTTCTGCTGATGTTGTTTCATCGCACGGAGGCACAGATTATCCACACGTATCCCACAGCTACTCAGATTTCGGTAGGGGTATCGAGGCTTGAGAATCGAATGAGTAATCTTTGGATGGGCGGCAGATGGTGGGGCAAATCAAAGCCCACCCGGCGCGGTTTGGGTTCGGCTCAGTGTAGCTTTTTCTCTGGCTACCCCCAGGCCCGGGCCGAAGGCGCTACGGCTAACCTGCTGCTCATTGTGAACGAAGTGCAGGACCACAACGAGCCCACTGTTGAACGGCGCTTCACGCCGATGCGGTCCTCGACGAACGCCACTGCCCTCTACGTCGGCACCGTGCGTACGACCGCTGATTACCTGTGGCGCACCAAGCAACGCCTTGAAAAGCTGGAGGCCCAAGACGGCCAACAGCGCGTCTTCATCGTCTCGCCTGACGCTGTTGGCGCTGAAAATGCGCATTATTCCGCCTTTGTTGCTGGACAAGTTCGGCAACGCGGCCGGCAGCATCCGATCGTTCGGACCGAGTATTTCAACGAACCGGTTGACGTCGCGGCGGGGTTGTTCCCTCCCCGGCGGCGTGTACTGATGCAGGGGAACCATCCTCGGCTTGATGGTCCGCAAGCCGGGGATGTATATGTGGGCCTGGTCGATGTCGGCGGCCAAGATGAAGCGGCTACCGCTGCCTTTGCGGAGTTGGCCAACGCCGGCCGGGACTATACCACGCTGACCATTGTCCGCGTGGTCACCGGGGCGAGCGACATCGGCCCGGCCTACGAAGTGGTTGATTGTTGGGTTGATCAGGGCACGCGGCATTTCCAGGCTATGCCTGGGCGGCCGTCACTCTTCGATCAGCTTGTTGCTCATTTGCAGAAGTGGCGTGTAGTAGCTGTGGTGAGCGACTTTACGGGTGTGGGTCAGGGTATCACCGACGCCCTCATTGAGAAACTGTCCCAGCCCGTTTTTGCTTTTGATTTTTCGAAAAGCTATGGCAAGTCGAGGCTGGGCAACGACTTCCTGGCCGTCGTCGAAACCGGGCGCTTCCGCTATTTCGCCGGTTCGATGGAGGATGAGCTTAGTGATTGGTGGTGGTTTTTCACGCAGTGCGAACACTGCGGCTACGAACTCGCTGAGGGCATCCCGATTGAGCGCGGCTTGCGCTGGGAAGTGAAGCCTTCGGCCAAGATCGTTGTTCAGGCCACGGGTGAATCGATTTCGATTCACGATGACCGGTTGTTGTCGGCGGCCCTGGTGGCTGAGGTGGACCGGCTGGTACGCACCGGGGATCTGTTCTTGTCGACCGGGGAGAGCGCGGTTATTCGCAGAGAGGATGAAAACGATGGCGGATGGAGCTAAAGAACACGATGACCGTGCAGCCCGCGTTGCTGCGCAGGACGAATGGTACGCTTACTTAAAGGAGAGGGGCTTGGATTCAGTCGAAGGAGAGTTGGGCAATCCTGGGCAACCTGATGATGGCGTGAAGGCGTATTATGCGCTGCCGAAGGATTTGCGTTGGCTGGGTGACCACGGCAATCCGGGCGAGATCGGCGGCCGGGCCACTGATCTCTCAATGATCGGCGGTGATCTCGATAGGATCATCACAGAGCTTTACAAAGACGGCATCACCGATATGGTCCCCTGCGAGATCTACGACGATCTCCAGATACTCATCGCCCATCTGCGCGTCTCCGAGCGGCTGCTCGGCGAATTGATCACGGCTGTCTCTGAGGATACGGCGCGGCGTAACCGCGTGGGGAGGTACAAGCTCGATGGCTGATTATAGGCTGGCCAAGAAGCCACCGAGGCCAGATGGTTGACCTGGTGGGGTATTCCCTGAGGGCAAGGTTTGTCCGCCTGGCTGTAAGAAAATCTATTTTGAGGAGTGGCGGGCTCGCATGTTGTCGAACACTTGTGATGCCTGCCGGTCGTTTCACGGCCAGGTTTACCGGCGCGGCTACGGGCCATATCCGCCACTCCATGATCACTGCGGCTGTCGGCGTGTTTTCGCCTACGTGCGGTGTATGAGGAAGAAAAAGTGAATCTATGGCAACGCTTCACCAACTGGATAGCCCGCCGCCGCGTCACCCTGGCCAGCATCGTCGCCGGTCCGCTGCCGGCCGCGAAAGCGACAGAGGACGCCGGTTGGGACCTGGTCCGCTCTGGTTCCGGCCCGGCTGATCGGCCCTGGGCCGAACTCCGCGAGGACCTGACCGATACCCTCGAAGCCTGGCGGCGCAACTTCATCATTCGGCGTATCGTCACCATCACCACGAGCTACGTCGTTGGCAGCCAGGGCATCGGCATCAGCTCCAAGCGGCCGGCCGTCGAGCGCTTCACCCGCCGTTTCTGGGAGCATCGAGAGAATCGGCTCCGGTCGCGGCTCTCGAGCTGGTGCGATGAGGTGACGCGCTCCGGGGATCTGTTCATCGCCGTCTCTGCGCCAAGCGAGGCGGACGGCCTGGCGTTTGTCCGCGCTATCCCGGCCTCGTGTATTCAGCACGTAGAGACGGATCCGAGCGACTACGAGCGCGAACTCGAATATCAGGAGACTGTACCCGGCCAGATTGAGCCGAAGGTCTGGAAAAGCAGACACACGGCGGCGCTCGATGAGCCGGCGCTGCTGCACTTCGCCTTCAACCGCGTGGTCGGCGCCACTCGTGGCGAATCGGATTTGACGCCGGTCTTGCCGGTCGCGCAGCGCTACACCGATTGGCTGAAGGGTCGCGTGCGCTTCAACAAACTCAGAGCGGAGTTGGCCGCCGTAGACATCGAGATCGACGACGACAGCCAGATCGAGGCCAAGCGCCAGCAGTATAAGACCACGCCGCCAATTAGCGGCGCCCTCTTTGTCCACGGTCGCGGCGAGCGGATTAAGTTCCCCGCCGCCAACATCAACGCCGGCGACGCCGCCCCGGATGGCCACGCGCAAAGGATGGCGATTAGCGCTGGCAGCAACTACCCGCTCCATTTCTTCGGCGAAGGCTCCGGCGCTAACCGGGCTACGGCGAAGGAGATGGGCGGGCCTACGCATTCATTTCTTGAAATGCGTCAGGCGGACTTCGGCGAGGCGTTGATAGACTTGGTTGACTTCGTCTATCGTCGAGCGGCTGAGGCCAGCCACGTCCGGATCCCGGTCAATGATGATCTACGTATTGACTTCAGCGTGCCGGATGTCAGCGAGGCGGACAACGCGGCGCTGGCCAAAGCGGCGCGGGACATCGTGGCGGCGTTCAGCGAGATGCGGCGCTATGGCTGGATTACCGATGAGCTGGCCGTGGGATTGTGCTTCAAATTCTTCGGCGAGATTTTATCTCAAGAGGAAATTGACGAGATCCTCGATTGGGCCGCTGAACACGATCTGATTTTTGAGGAGGAGGATGAGGGAGAGGGCGATGAGGATGACCCGGAGGAAGAAGGGGATGAGGACGAGGAGGACGAAGAGGACGAGGGCGAGGACTAGGAATTTCGAGGACAACTAGTATCTGGGGAATTTCCCCAGATAGGAGGCATTACAATGGAAGAAGTCAATCTTAAGCAGCAGGAGACTAGGCCCGACGCGGTCTATATGCCATTGCGCTTAGGCAGCGTTAGCGGTGATTCGCGTAGGGAGTACGATGTGTCGTTTATCAAGGCCGGCCGGGTTCGGCGTCGGGATGGGAAGGAGTCTGACTGGAACATTCCACGCTCGACGGTGCAGGCTGCGATTGAGAAATTCGGCGGTGTGGCTTCCTTTGTCGACCACACGCTTGGTGGATTTTTCACCCCGGCGCATCCTTCATTACGCAGTCTAGCCGGCGTGACGTTCGGCGCAACCTGGAATGAAGAAGCGGGCCGGGCGGATGGCGGGCTTAGGCTTTCAGCTCGGCCCGATCTGGAATGGCTGCGGGTGTTGCTCGATGAGATCGTAGAAGATCAGAAAGCGGGCCGTGAGACGCCGGATGTGGGTTTGTCCATCGTTTTCTTTGGTCAATCCGAGTGGCAAGGGGAGGACGATGAGGATCGGATCCGCGTCACCACATCCATTGACCACGTCGAAAGTGTTGATGTAGTCTTTGGCCCTGGGGCGGAAGGCCGAATCAGAGAAGTATTATCTCGCGTCGATTCCGGCGCGTTAAATAGAACGGAGGTTCATATTATGCCTGAAGAAATTCAAGTTACGGAAGAAGCGGTGACCTCTACCTCTGCTGAGGCTGCCGCACCAAACGATTTACCGCCGCGTATGCGTGTCGGCTGCGATCTGGCTGCGCCGGGTGGCGACCGGACTCACACTCACACCATACGTCCCCCTCTGTCGTCCGAGATGCACAGCCAGAGCCTGAGCCACGATGCTCCGGCCGTACCTGACCGCCTCGACCGTCTGGAGTCCGTCGTCGTCAACTTAGCTGACGCCGTTGGCCAACTCAATCAAAGCTTAGCTACGCAGTACGCGCGTGGCGAGGAAAGGCGCGTCATCGATGAGATGGGCGTCGGGATCGCGCCGTGTGATCGGCAACCGGCGAACATTCGAGGGTCGTGGTTGAATAGCTTTGATCAAGTCGAAATGGCCTACGACCAGCTGATGGGCTTGCCGGTCTCTGGGCCGGTGCATCAGCTCTCCGGCATCCGTGAGCTTTATCTGCTGCTTACCGGTGACCGTAGTTTTCGGGGGGAGTATAACCCGGATTTAGTGCCCTCCTTCTTGGCTTATTCGAGCGGCGGCAACAACGCGGACACCAGCACGATGGCCGAACTTACCCGCAACGTGATGAACAAGCGCCTCATCCAGCAAATCGATCTGATGGACGAGTACAATTGGTGGAAGGAAGTTGCGCACACCGAGGACTTTAATTCGTTGCAGCAGGTGTCCTGGGTGAAATACGGCGGCATTGGGTACGATTCGGGCGTGGGGCTGCCAACGGTTGCCGAGAAAGGCGAGTACCAGCAACTTCTATGGGAGGATGATAGAACAACGGCCACCTGGGTCAAAAAGGGTGGCTATCTGCCATTGTCCTTGGAGATGATTGATTGTGATGACGTGGCCGGCTGGCGGGCTGTGCCCCGTCAATTAGCAGTGGCGGAGGTGGTGACGATTAGTTATGTTATTTCCTCGCTGTTTACCGATAATAGTGGCGCGGGCGCTGATCTTAGCGATAGCATTGGGAATGGTTATGCGTTTAATACGACCCGCGGCAACCTTATCACCCAGGCTCTGGACCAAGACACCTGGGGGATGGCGGTGGAACAAATGTACAAACTTGCCGAACTCAAAAACTCCTCTCAAACTGAAGATCGTCGCATCGCCACTCGCCCGCGCAAATTATTGGTACCCATCGAGCTGGAGCAGCAGGGTATCACCGCTACGACCTCAGCGGTCAAGGCCGGCACGTTGGCCGACCGTTACCCTGGCAAACGGCTTTTGCGCGAGGAGGATATCATTACGGTCCCCCACTGGACTAACGCCAACAATTGGTGTGCGGTGGCGGATAAGAATGTTTGCCCCTTTGCGGGCGTGGCGTTTCGCTTCGGCGAGACCCCGGAGGTTTTCGCGCCCAGCGAGAACAACCATATCCTGTGGCTCCACGACGTTTTGCCGATCAAAGTCCGCTGGTTTTTCGCCGTCTCGGTCATCGAGACGCGTGGCGCGATTAAGAGCAATCAATAATCAGCGCAACTAACTTTATGATTTTTTAATTTCAAATTTCAGGAGATTTACTTATGGAAACCAAAGAAACGAAACGAACCCGCAGCGGTAGCGCCTTGGCCTATGTCATTGCCCTGGCCTTGGTCCTGCTGGTCGCCCTGCAGATCATCATTGCTCCCGCTCCGGCTGCAGTGGCTGCGCCGCCCGCCGCCCCAACGCCGGTGGCCAACATCCCCGGCGACAGCGACAATTCGCTGTACGTGGTTTTTTCTACCGGTGCGTTTTCGATTACGGCCGACGCGAATACGTCAGGCCGGTTGATGCAGAGCTATGAGTATGTTGACATTCAATCTACCATCGATCAAACGGCGGTGGCGACGGTTTTTAACACGACCACCATTACCATCCAGTTCAGCAACGACAACAGCAACTGGACCGATGGGCCGGCGATTGTCTCAGCCAATGTGGCCGATGCGACCACCATCACGCGGCTGCAATTGTTTGGCCGGTATATCCGATTCAAGCAAGATGTGTCGAACACCAACCCAATCACCATAACGTTGCTGGGGCTGGCCAAATGAGCAACATCCTTAGCAAAACGCCAACGGTGATCGTCGCTTGCCGCGTCAAAAACCTGGATCCGGCGCTTGTGCGCGGTGTGCGGCTCACCGAGGCCGATGTATTTTTGCAGACCGCCGACCTCGGCGAGGTGCGCGTAGAGCGCTCGGCGCTGCCGGCATCGCTGCAGGTCGAGGCGGAGCAGCCGCCGCAGGCGCTGCTTATCCGCGATGTGCCGAGCAACACCCTGGCCGCGTTGGTCAGCGCCGGCTACATGACGCTGGCCACTGTCGCCGGGGCGTCTGACAAAGCGTTGCTGGCCGTGGATGGCGTGGGCCGGGCCACACTGAGGCGCATCCGGGCGGCGATAATCGACGCGGCTACGGCGGTAGATGTAGATGAGTAACCTGGCTACCATCCGCGACCGCATCGAGCAGCAGCTCGTCGACACGACCAACGCCATCTGGGCCACCGGCCTGATCGACGAGGGTCTGCGCCAGGCCCTGGCCGAATTTTCATTGTCGATTCCGGTGCACCAGATCACCACGCTTACTTTGAGCAGCGACACCTACGAGCTCGACATCTCCGCCATCTCCGGCCTGCTGGGCGTGGCCCGGCTCTGGCTGCCCTACACGGCGGCCAGCCCGGAGAACCCGCCGAATTGGCGGCCCTTCGACCACTGGCGGGACAACGACATTCTCTATCTCGGCGAATACCAAGGCCAGTCCGGCGATGTGGCCAGGATTTTCTACACGGCGGGCCAGACCATCGAGGATCTGGACAGCGCCACCGCAACGACCCTCACCGGGCCACAGGAATCGATTCTGATCACCGGTGGCGCGGGCTTCGCGGCTTTGTCGCGCTCGCTGGATCTCGGCGAGCAAGTCACCCTGGGCGCAAGGGTGGCCAAAGAAATCCAAGCCTGGGGCGAGGCGCGTCTTGAGCGCTTCCGGGCGCTGGTGGCCGCTGAAGCGAATCGCCTGGCGTTGGTCGGTCGGAGCGCCGTGGGCCTGCCCCCGCTCGACCGTTGGGACCGAGACGGTTGGGGTTGGTCGTAGACGTACCTGGTCGTTATTGCAAGTTGAAATTCTAAGGAGTATTGAATTATGAGTATAAATGGACAAGTGAGTCCGGCCGGAGAACTTCGGACACGGCTCATTAATAGTGTGGAATGGGCCGGCTGGGGTTGGAAGCTGCGCAACCTGCCAAATATTTTGTGCGGCTGGCGGGTGGCGGCGGCGATGCTGCTGCGGATACCGACCATCTACGGCACGCTGCGAATTCGTACCTTCGGGGCCGATGGCCGGGTCGTTGATTATGGCCTGGTGGGTTGCCGGGTGGTGACCACCGCTTTCGTTAATTTCGTAGTTGATCAACTCCAGACCGAGACCTCGGTTTTTGGTGACTTTCTGTACCATGACAGCGGCGTCGGAACTACGGCGGCCGATGTTGGCGATACCGACATCGAGACCACGGACGCTGAAAGCCGGGCCTCTGGCAGCCAGACCGAGGGCGCGTCGGCCAACATTTATAAGAGCGTTGGCACCATCGCCTACACCTCGACCCTGGCCATTACCGAGCACGGACTGTTCAACGCATCGACGGGTGTGACACTGATGGACCGCACCGTGTTCTCGGTTATCAACGTGGAAGATGGGTCCTCCATCGAGTTTAGCTATGAGCTGACGCTTACCGCTGGCTCGTAGTATCGCGTGATTTAGGATAGATTATTTGGCCGGCTATTTGAGTCGGCTTTTTTTCTATGACCATAACGATTGACAACGTTGGGCAATCGAATAGCGCGGCCAGCGGTACGACTGTCGTTATATCGAATTTTGTAGTTGGCAGCGGTAGCGATCGCTATCTACTCGTTGGCGTGTCTTTGAATAACCACGCCACCGAAGGACCGACACAGGTCGATAGCGTTACTTTTGGCGTTACCAGCCTTGCTCGAATCGATTCTATTGCCAACTCTGATGACGGGCTGGTTGAGATATGGGGGGTAGTCGCTCCGGCAAATGACACCCGAGATATCACGGTCACGGTAGATCAAAATCCTAGCGGAAGTGCATTCGTCGCTGGGGCGATGTCGTTCGAAGGCGTTCACCAGGCAACGCCGACGCGGACGCCCTGGACCGAAGCCACATCTGACGTAGCCTCAGTTACACTCGACATCACCTCAGCGGTAGGTGAACTAGTTTTCGATACGGTTGCCTGCGAGTACACCCCCGCTGGGATCGCCGTTGGCGCCAGCCAAACAGAGCGATGGGGTATTGATGTAAACACGACCCATGACATCAACGGATATGGGTCCACGGAGCCCGGCGCGTCGACGGTCACCATGTCTTGGTCGGGTGACACGGCACATTGGGCACTCGGTGCTGTCTCCATTAGGCCAGCGGTCGCGGTCGAGGAGCAGGCGGCGGCTGGCGCGATCACCCCGGCCGGCTCACTGGTGGTCAAGGTTCTCAAGGCTGCGGCCGGCGCGCTTACTCCGGCCGGCTCGCTGGTGGTCAAGGCTCTGAAGCCTGTGGCCGGCGCGCTTACTCCGGCCGGCTCGCTGGTGGTCAAGGTTCTCAAGGCTGCGGCCGGCGTAATCGCCCCGGCTGGCGCTCTGGCGACCGTGCATACGCGGACTCAGGCGGCCGCCGGCGCAATCACTCCAGCCGGCTCGCTGGTGGCCAAGACCCTGAAGTCTGTGGCTGGCGCAATCACCCCCTCCGGGTCGCTCGTCCGCAAAGTCTCGGTGGCCCTGGCCGGCGCCCTCACCCCAGCCGGCTCGTTGGCCCGCAAAACGTTGATAGCTTTGTCCGGCGCACTCACCCCAGCCGGATCACTGGCCCGCAAAGTCTTGGTGGCCCTGGCCGGTGCAATTACCCCGGCCGGCTCGCTGGCCCGCGAAACATTGAAGCCCTTGGCCGGGAGCATTACCCCAACCGGCGCCCTCTCGACGGTCCACACGTCCGCCAACGAAGTATTCCATATCACCCTTGAGCCCGGCGACCTGAGCGAGTTCGATTCGACTGTTGATCCGGACAACGACCTCTCCGTCACCGGCGCGGCGGCGCTCGTCGGCAGTAATGGCCTGGGCTGCCTGATTGATGATACGACGGTTTTCTACGGTGAGAAAACCTTCACACAGCTCACCTCGGACGTCTACCGCTTCCGCGCCTACATAGATCCGAATACGTTGTCGATAGGCAGCGGGGACAGATTCTACTTTGTGTATGTTATGGTGGGTGGCACAAACCTGGCCACCGCCGAACTGTATTACAACGGCTCAAATTATCAGGTTCGCTGCTCCACGCGGCCTGATTCGGGTGGCTGGCCGACGACTAGCTTGTACACCATCACCGATGAGCCGCATTACGTTGAGGTACAGGTTGAAATTGGGGCCTCTGCCGGCACGCTCACGCTGTGGATTGACGGGGTCCAACAAGAGCAAATCACGGCCATTGACAATGACGGCCTGTCGAAGCCGGATCGGGCCCGGCTCGGGATCACAGGCAGTGTGAGCGCCGGCATCACCGGCACATTTTTCATTGACGATTTCATTCTCAATGACGATGGCGCTGAGATCGGCGCGGACGGCCTCAGCCAGGCCGTCGCTGGCTCGCTGACTCCCTCCGGCGCTCTGGGTCCATTCAACATCGGCAAGGCCTTGGCCGGGTCCCTGACCCCGGCCGGCGCCCTGACCCGCAAGGTCACTGCCTCTCTGGCCGGCGCCCTCGCCCCCGCTGGATCGCTGGCCCGTCAGCAAGGCAAGGTCCTGGGTGGCGCGATCG